TTTTCACACGCTTTGTTGTAAGGGGCATAAAACGAAATGTAACAAAATGGAAGATGATAGAAAACGAGTATAAACGTTGATATTCAAATAGTTATAACGGAATTAGACAAAGGCGACTTGCAAAACGAAATGTTACATTGCGTTACATTCGTGTTACATTTAGGGGATTATTTGAACAGTGTTTGAAGCATAAATGTTACATGGGTAAATAATAGGGCTACATGAGACGGCGTTTTGATTGAAGACGGGTAATTTATAACATGAAGGCGATAGAGGGTGGCACAGGCGAAGGAAAAGGCTTTATCGGGTGATTTGAGAATGTTTGAAGTATGGCAGAAGCTGTTGCATCCTGCCTTTTATTTTGTCGCAAAGAATAAATATAAATCATCAAAATATCGTATATAATTATTATTTTGTATATTTGCAGCAAAAAGAAGTAAATATGACAAAGGTAATACATGTGCAATTGATGCAGGGACGAAAGAACTATTATTTCGGTTCTATTCCTGCGATTTACAGCGTTTTAACGGCTGAGGAGATAGGGATAAAGCAGTGTTCATTAGAACGCGTAGGGTTGAGCAAGGGAGGCGTTGTACTGAATAAAAAGGCATGTATCAGGGCAGGCGAACTTATACGCTCTAAGGCAACAAAATAAGGATTCGTTTGAACAGCTAAAACGCTGATTGAACGACACTTGAACGGTTTTCGACACGTATTTGAACGAGCGGAAGCCGTTTTTTCATTTTATAGGGTCTTAAAACGGGTGATTTTAGGGCAAAAAATGGGATTGGAGTGACACTTGGGGTGACGATTGGGGTGACAGTGCAAAACGAAATGTATCGATTGGGGTGACATTAGGGGTGACACTTTTAACATAAATAGAATTGAATTACCCCCCCTCACAATAACCGAATATTGTTGATTACGTTCGTTTTTGTCGTTTTTACCCCCTCCTATATTCCAAAGGCATAGGGTTTATTACCATCTATTTGTAAGTAGAAAATTTGTAAGACGCCCTGTTTATCGGTTTTTTTAGCTATATTTGCGGTGTTAAATTATAAAAAAGTGTGCGCACGGCGCATAAGGAAGGCAATATGGAACAGACATTTAAGATTAGTGATGAGCACCGCTTACTTGATTAGGTGTGTGGATATAACTGTTCTGCTTCCGTGTGTTGTATTGTGGTTGGGGTGTGGTGTAGCTACTGCATTGATGTTTTCTAAGGCGATATGGGTACACCCTTTTATCCATCAGGGAAACCAGCCACGTTATTTAATCACCAAAGAGCTTATAGATGCTTATAAATCGAATGGTGCATACCAGCACACGCTCTTGGTGTCTGCTATAGAAGAAAATCAATATTGCTACGACCACAATTCAAACATATTAGAGAAGCGTGCAAAAGTAATTAAATGTGTGATGAAGGTTATAAAGACAACTTTTTTAATGGTTGCCGTTATAACCATATTCATTAAACTGGCTGAATATCTGAACTGCCCTTGGGTAACAATTATTTTGTGTAATTCTGTACATTAATGATATTCCCGAGGCTATCCATGGAAAATACTTGGTCGCAGACTATCAGTGCATTAAAAGCATTTTTAGCACGATATCTGTGTCTTACAGAATATTCACCTTTGTCAGTTTCTATAATTCTGCTCCACTCTATCGGCTGATAACTATTAGGGTCATTCAGAGTATTTTTTAGATAGTTTGCAACTGGTACAATAGTCCCGTTCGATTTTACTTCAATTTTTGTATGAGGAAGCATGTCTTCTTCAGAAGGAGCACTACACTTTTTAAATCCCCAGCCTAAAATATTTATCGCGATAATAGCAAAGATTATCAAAGTAATACACCCTGTAAATTTTTCCTTGAGAGTCATCTCTCCCCATTTTTTGTTTTCTTTCATATCTATATAATATTAAGATAAATAATATGTGTTCACACAATGCAGTTGATCTGCACGGAAGCCTTGACAATAGCAAGAGCTGAGATGCGATGAAAGTCAATGTCTGTGTACGTCTATTTCGGAGTGCTATTCGAGGTTTACGTGCCCTATAACGAGTGCAATGCCTGTAATTTCATCCTTGGGGATATCGAAAGGAGGATATTGTATATTCTCGCTCACTGCAGAGAGCGAGTTTGCGGTAGTGCCTGGCATAAGTCGTTTGATGAGCAGTCCTTGTTCACGTGTTGCGATGACGTGCGGTCGATTCCACTGTATGAAACCGGAGTTGTGAATGATGGTACATCCAACGATATCACCTGCATTATATTTAGGTTGCATAGAGTCGCCTGTTACTTCAATCATAAAGTCGACATGCTGTCTTCTCCATTTTGGAATAACATAATACTCTTTTACATCGCTTTCGGTTATTGCAAAGTCGGCGTTGCCGAATCCTGCAGCAGCCTTTTGTGATACTAAAGGTATCAACTCATGTGTGAAATGTAGCGCATCAAGACATCGGAAAGCCTCAGGGATTCTATCTTTTGCTGTTGGTGTGCTCAGTTGCGCTGTAACTTGTGACTCTTGAGTAGCAGCTTTAAGCATGGGGCCATTACCTGTGAGGAGCCATTCTGTAGAATACATGGGATAATTTTCAACAAGAGACTCTATCCATTTGGCTTGTATGTCTGTCCCTTTCGCTATAGCACGTGATAAAACGCCTTTACTGGCGCCTATTTTCTTCTCCAACGCGCCGATAGTTATCCCCTCTTGCTTGGATAATTCCTCTATTCTTGATAAAATTTTGCACATAAATTGGAAATTATCTCTTAAAAATTTGGATAGTTGAAAAATTATCACTATCTTTGCAACATGTTTAATATATAAACATCGCGTCAAAAATACAAAAAAGGGGCGAGAAACAAGAATGTTTAATTAAAAAATATAGGAATATGAAAACTTACTTCTACGCATCTTACAAGTTAAACGAGAACAAAGTAGACGTTTGTACGATTATCAAAGCACAAAGTCAGGCACAAATCAAAAGAGCAGCCATGCATTTGCATGAGAACTGGTCACGTTTTGAAACGTATAATGAGGCATTCAACTATCTTATGATTAATGTTACATCATTAGGAGCACAGGTTTCCTACGATGACGTTAGATATTATGATGTGACGAATTTCTAAATAACCTTATTGTAAGTAAGACATGAACAAGAGTTTATTAGACCGAGTAAGTATTGAGAAAACAAGAGTATTGGCCGATGTTTTGAGAGATGTGGTCTTTGAGATGATCAGCATTGAGAGGAACCAGGATTTGCGCCTTAAGGACGAAGTCTATTGCATTTGCCTTTCGCTTGAGCACTTAGTTTGTAAAACTATCGAACAGCAATCGAACAACATTCAGGGTGAATAGATTGTAGGATAACAAAAGGCGGCTACGTCCGAATGGTAGCGGACCAGAACATCTCAGCAATTGGGGTTCGATTCCCCACCGCCTACAAACATAATATTAATAAAGAAAAAATATGGAAAAGAAGATTTATGTAAGTGAAAAGAACAAAGCACATCTTCGCAAGGTGTTTGGATGTTCAACTATGATGGTATGGAAGGCTCTGAACTTCAAAAGTGACAGCGAGCTTGCAAGGAAGATACGCTACACAGCCCTAACTCAGCTGAATGGAACTCCTAATTGGAAGCAGGCTGATGTTGAGACTACTCACGAGGAAGCAGAACAAACTATGACACAGATCTTCGGTGAGCGAGTAAAGTTGGTGTACGACCGCAATGATGGCAGCACGAGTATTCTTGTTGATGGTAAAGTTACTCGAAAGGAACAAGACTTGAGTATCCCTGCCTTCATGAAGTTGCAGAGTGAAGTTGAAATAATGGCTATGAGCCTTTAAAGCCTTAACGGGATGGAATATTACAATAAAATATTGTGTGTAACCTACGCGGAACTGACTGAAGGTAATGATGCGATTATAAAAGCTGCTACATTACGCCAGAATATGAGCCGTGGAAATATCGTCAGCGTACACCGTGGAGGTGGCGAAGGCGGTCAGGCACTCTACGCATGGAGTTCCATTCCTCAAAAATACAAGGAGCGCTATATGGAACGTTACGGCGGCCCCGAGCAGCGCATGAAGGAAGCCATGGTGCGCGACCGCATCAAGCTTGACGGAGAGGCACGTGAGTTCTTTGAGAACTTCACATACGAGAAGAACGGCAAGCAGGAACATCTCACGGAGAAACTCATTGAAGAATACACCATCAACGCCAGCGTACTGAAAGAGTTGCTGAAGCTGATGGCACAGCGTCAGGCCATCCGTCAGAGTCTGAATGCCAGCACAGGTGGAGCATGGGAGGTAATCTATAAGAGTTCGGAAGCCATGCGCGAGGAATATCACCACACCCTGCCACAGAACCAGGCACGGCTGAAAGCGAAAATAAAAGCTTTTAAGGCCGATGGATACAAGAGTCTTATCAGCGGTAAGGTGGGCAATCTGAACACCATTAAGATAACACCCGAATTCGGACAGCTGCTTATAGCCTTGAAACGTTGTCGGGTTCCTGTATATACGGATACGCAACTCTTTGAAGAGGCAAACCGCCAGGCGGAAGCAAACGGTTGGAAGCCACTGAAAAGTCTTAGCGGTATGAAGCGATGGTTGAATAGTGCTGCGATTGAGCCACTATGGTATGATGCTGTATATGGTGAGCAGGCTGCACGACAGAAGTTCGGACGTAAGCACCGCACGGCCTTGCCCGTGAAGCGCGATGCCTTGTGGTATGGCGACGGCACGAAGCTCAACCTGTATTACAGGGATGAGGATGGTAAGGTGCGGACCACGCAGGTCTATGTGGTCATTGATGCGATGAGCGAGGTCATGCTTGGCTGGCACATCAGCGATAGCGAGGACTACGAGGCGCAATATCTCGCTTACCGCATGGCCATTCAAACCAGCAAGCACAAGCCTTATGAGATTGTGCACGACAACCAAGGCGGGCATAAGAAACTGGATGCCGACGGACTATTTAAGAAGCTTTGCCACGTGCACCGCACCACGCAGCCTTATAACGGCGAATCAAAGACCATTGAGGCGGTGTTCGGTCGGTTCCAACAACAGGTGCTCCACAAGGATTGGCGTTTCACGGGGCAAAACATCACGGCCAAAAAGATGGCCTCTCGCCCTAATCTTGAATTCATTGAGGCAAATAAGGATGCCCTCTATACATTAGAGGAACTGCAAGATGCTTATACAAAGGCTACGAAGGAGTGGAACGAGATGGCGCATCCTGCATACGGCAAGAGCCGACAGGAAGCTTACGATAACAGCGTGAATGAGGAAACACAGCAGGTTACGGCACACGATATGGTGGATATGTTCTGGGTGACAGCTAAGCGCATGAGCACTTTCACTGACCAAGGCATCAGCGTTACCATTAAAAAGCAGAAACGGCAATACGAGGTGATGAGCCAGCCAGGCGTGCCCGACCACGAATGGCGCCGCCAGCACACTTACGAGCGGTTTGTTGTCAAGTATGATCCTTACGACTTCGGAAGCGTCCGACTCTATAAGAAAGAGGCTGACGGCAGCCTGCGGTTTGAACGCGTAGCCGAACCTTATGTTGTGATACATCGCGCCATACAGGAGCAGACCACAGGCGAAGCTGCCTTTATCCGTCAAGAACAGACAGCCAACACCACAGACCGCATTGAGCGCACCGTTGCTGGACGTGAGATAGAAAAGGCTCACGGCGTAATGCCCGAGCAGCACGGACTACATAGCCCGAAGCCAAAGGGAATGACAGCAGCTGAACGCCGGCAGATAGAACGGCGCACAGGCATTTACAACCAAGCCCCCGAAGAGTACAAGATAGGCCGAAAAACCAAGCAAGTGAGCCTTGAAGACTGGGCACAGGTTGAGACAGCAGTGGTCGACATGGCTTCGGTAGCAGGAAAATATTAGCAATTCAACGAATTAAAAAAACAATATGATGAGCAAGTTAACAACAAACGAGAAGGGACAAATCCAAGAGTGTTTGCGGCTATACGTCTGCAAATATCCCAGTCAGAACAAGGCTGCACAGAGCCTCACGGGCACGAGTAGCGCAACGGTGAGCAGCATTCTGCAAGGCAAGTGGGAAAACATCAGCGACGAGATGTGGCGCAACCTCGCATCACAACTCGGCACCACGACCGCCACCGACTGGCAGGTGGTCGAGACAAAAGCTTTTCAGGAAATGAACCTCGTCATGAAAGATGCCCAAGCCGTGAGAAATGTTACGTGGATCGTGGGCGAGGCTGGCTGCGGCAAAACCACCACAGCGCGCCTCTATGCTACTGAAAACAGCGAGGTGTTCTACATCTTGTGCTCTGAAGACATGAAGAAGAGCGACTTCATTCGCGAGATTGCACGCCGCATCGGTCAGCGCACCGAGGGCTACAGCATCAGAGAGTTGCTCGACCGCATCATCGACGACCTCATTCAGATGCAAGCACCACTGCTGCTTTTCGATGAAGCCGACAAGTTGCCCGAGCGCGTGTTTCATTATTTCATCGACCTCTACAACCGCTTGGAGGACAAATGTGGCATCGTCTTCCTGTCCACCAGCTACATCAAGCGGCGCATGACCATGGGGCTGCGCTATAGCAAATGCGGTTACAACGAGATTCACTCTCGCATCGGTCGCAAGTTCTATGAATTAGAACCCACCGCTCCCCACGATGTCTATGCCGTCTGCATGGCCAACGGTGTGACCGACAAAAGTCGTATCTCAGAGGTTGTAAAAGATGCCGAGGCGTATGATTTCGACCTGCGTCGCGTGAAGAAAAACATCCACCGCGTAAAAGTGATGCAAGCGCAAACAGCAGTCAAGTAGCGTTAAAACAATCCTAAAATAGTAATCAAATGGCAAGTGGAACAAAAGATGCAGCACAGGTGATTGCCGAGCTCACGGCGACGAATGCTAATCTGCGCGAACAAATAAAAAGTCTTGAAAAAACCTTGTGGAAAAGAGACCATCCCGTGCTGCGTCGTGCACTGAGCGTCAGCGACGTCATGCGCATGAAGAAAGAGACCTATCCCTTTGAAGGGGCATGGGAAGAAGCCTTTGGTCGCCCCGAGAAAAATGGCGTGTGGTTCGTGTGGGGCAACAGCGGCAACGGCAAGACGAGTTTCATGTTGCAGCTCTGCAAAGCACTGTCGCACTTCGGCCGTGTGGCCTACGACAGCTTGGAGGAGGGCGCATCGCTGACGATGAAGAATGCCCTGATGACGGCTGGCATGCAGGACGTGGCACGCCGCTTCGTGTTGCTCGACCGCGAGAACATGCAGCTGTTGTCGGCACGCCTCGGCAAGCATAAAAGTCCCGACATCGTGGTCATCGACAGCTTTCAATACACCAAAATGAGCTTCAAAGACTACGAGGCTTTCAAAGAGCGACACGCCAACAAACTGCTCATCTTCGTCAGTCAGGCGGACGGCAACAAGCCGGCTGGGCGCACAGCTGTGAGCGTGATGTACGATGCGAGTCTAAAGGTATTCGTCAGTGGGTTTCGCGCCATCAGCAAAGGACGCTATTTTGGCAACAAAGGCTACTACACCATTTGGGAAGAGCGAGCAAAGATGTATTGGGGAGAAGAGCAAAAAGAAAAATAATATGGCAAACAAGCGAGACAACCTGTTATACAGGCTACGAAAAAAGGGCGTACAGGTCAACACCCGCAAACGCGTTATCTTCTTTGGCGTTGGTGGCGAGCCGTTCAAGATAAGGCAGATAATACGGCTGTGCCGTGAGTTTCATTTCAATGTGCAATTAGTAATTGAGTAAAAAATATGAGCAAGGAAAAACGAATAATAGAAATAGTCCCCGGCCTGAAGACACCAGGAGGGCGCATGGAAGAGCATTTTTTGAGCCGTGGCCACGTGTGCACCTATTGCCAAGGCAACGGATACCACTGGCAGGAAAACTGCTATCGGGAACGTTACAAGCAGGAATGCCCCGTGTGTAAAGGCAGCGGAAGACTTGATGCTGTGGTAACGATTGAGTGGAAAGCGGGAGAATAGTAAGAAAGTAAAACAATAAAAAAGATAACTATGAAGAGAGAAATGTTATTTAGAGGAAAAAATTTTCAGAAGGAATGGGTTTACGGAGACCTTATCCATTCATACGCAAAGGATGATGCAGCTATTGTTTACTATAAAGACGGCCGTAGGACACCTACTTTTGATGCGGTCTTTTTTGAAAGTGTCGGTCAGTACACAGGATTGACAGACAAGATTGGTAACAAAATCTTTGAAGGGGACATCTTGCGTTTGACGATACCGGACGGCTCCACCCGTCATTTTGTTGTAGAGTGGGCGAATGAAGACCGTACACTTAAACCCTTGAATGGTTTTCAACATGACGGCAACCCTATCCGCATAAGCGGTTGGTGCTTCAACTGGAATGGACACCGCTTGTATCCAACTGTGGTAGACGGAGTTCCTGACAATGAAAGGATGGAGATTGTTGGAAACATTCATGACAACCCCGACCTACTTCAAGGATAATTGGACAAAGCATAAAAAGTAAAACGAAAATGGGACAATTAAGACACTATTCAATGACACCGCACGACAAGCCCGAGTGGTTGTTGCGGTTGCAGTTTGAAGTCAGTCAGCACTACGCCATGCGTGGTATAGAAGACACACCCGAGGAGTGGATGGACCTACTCGATTTCATTGATGCCTTCATTCAAAGGCTCTACATGCGCCGCGATATCAACGTGAGAAGCGACGTTGCGGCTGACCTGCTGACCGAAGACGGAGAGACACGCCTCATTGTTAAGCGAAACGGCAAACCTTTACAAGTGTATTATATGCAAAAATAAAACAGCTATGGCAAACGAGAGAAACTACGCACGCTTTTACACCCTGCTCAAGAAAATGCCGGCAGCAGATAAGAAAACGTTGGTGTCGCAATACACCGATGGACGAACCACCTCGCTGCGCGAGACTACACAGCAGGAATATAACAAGATGTGTCGCGATATGGAGCAGGTAGCAGGCTATGACGAGCGCATGTCTGACATTCGCAGAGAACTGCGACGCAAGCGTAGCATGTGTCTAAAGCTCATGCAGCAACTCGGCATTGACACGACCGATTGGGACCGTGTGAATGCTTTCTGCGAAGATACACGCATTGCTGGCAAAGCCTTCCGTCACATCAGTATTGATGAATTGGAAGCACTTGCCGTGAAACTGCGAGCGATAAAGCGAAAAAAGGAAGCTTCCCCCAGTCCCTCTGAAAGCATGGGAACTATTGTCATGCTATCCGTAAACCATTCAACAGAAAATTAATTTTTAATTAACAAAAGAATATGGAAACAACTGTAAACATCAAGAATTTAAGCAAGGAGGAGCGGGCAAAGCTGCTCGCCGAGTTACAGAACGAAGAGAAACAAAGTCGCATCCAGCGTCGCGAAACCTACGAGAGTTTGCGTGCAGAATTGCTGCATGGCGTGGAGGAACGCCTGCAGACAGTAGCTGCCGACGTGCAAAATTTCCACGACTGGCTGCAGGGTGAGGTTGAAGGCTTTGTGGGCGTGATGCGCGATTATGGACAACTGCGCAAGAGCGACCAGCGTAGCTACACCATCACCGACGGCGACTTCCGTCTGGAGATAGCAAGTAACAAGGTGAAAGGCTTTGACGAACGCGCCGACCTTGCAGCCGAGCGTCTTATAGACTACCTCAAGCGTTATATGAAGAAGAGCGAAAAGGGCGCCGATGATCCAATGTATCAGATGGCTATGACACTTCTTGAGCGCAATAAGTCTGGTGATCTTGATTACAAGAGTATTTCGAAACTCTATGAATTAGAGGATAAGTTCGACAGCGAATACAGTGAGATTATGAGTCTCTTCAAAGAAGCCAATGTCGTACAGAAGAATGCCATCAACTACTACTTCTCAAAACGCAATCCGGAGACGAATGTATGGCGTCGGATAGAGCCGAGTTTCTGCAGGATGTAAGTCCTGGAAATATGATGGTGAGATATGACGGCATGGCAGCAAATGGGCTGCCATGCTTTTGCGGTTAAATGAATTAATAACAAAAACAATCTTTATAAACAATGAAAGTGGACAATGAGCGCCGTCGTGGGGTGAGCTATCTGAAACGCGTGGCCGACGTTAATGCAATTTACGAAAAATGGGCAAAATCGGGTCTCTCCAACCGAGAGATTTGGCGCCGTTACATCTATCCCATCTATGGCATCAGCGAGCGCGCCATGTACAATATGCTCAAAATAGATGTAAAGGTTAGGCGCGACAACAATAACTCGCCCCGTCCACTTTTGCTCTTCGATTTCGACGACGATGGAAAATGATTTAACACAAGTACTTGCCCGCATACTGAAAGACGTGCAGGTGGAGCTGAAAGATGAGTTCGACCAAAACTTTGCGCGTCAGGCTTTCTTCACCGAGAAGTGGGCACGCCGCCGCAGCCCCTTGCGCCCCGGGCGTGCCACGTTGGTCGACACAGGAGGTTTGCGCCGCAGCGTTATGAGCAAAATCACCAATGACGGCGTAACGTTCTATTCCGCTCACCCTGCGGCTGACATACACAATGAGGGTGGCGAAATCAAGGTGACGCAGCGCATGAAAGGCTATTTTTGGCATCGCTATTACGAGTGTGTAGGTGGTTTCGGACGCAAGAAGAATGGCGAAAAGCGTAACGACCATCGCACACAGCAGCTCAGCAGCGAGGCCTCCTTTTGGAAGTTCATGGCCTTGATGAAGGTGGGCAGCAGCATCAAGATACCTCGGCGGCAGTTCCTCGGTGCGTCGACAGAAGTGGAAAAGGCTGTGACGGAAATCATTGAGCAAAACTTAGAGGAATATTTTAATAACGAATTCAAACTGGAAAAGTGAAAATATGAAATTCCCATTTATCAGAAGAAGTAAAGTGAGTCGTATTGTAACTGAAGAACTTGATGTACTCCGCAGCCGACTTTACGATGGCAGGATAGAGATACTCATGTTCTCTGATGACGGCTGCCCTGTCGAAGACGGAAAATTATTACTGTCAAGTACCTGTGATGAGATTGAACGTATACTAACAACAATAAAAACAAGGATAAAACAATGAGAAAGGAACTCTATACAGCCATAAAGACTGCAATGGAAAAGATTGAAGCAGTGAAGCACGTTGATTTGTGGAACCACAACGTGGAGTTCATTGAGCAGGAAGACAGTTGGGCACGTCCCGCCGTGTTCGTAGAGTTAGGCCCGATAGCGTGGCAACCCTACGTGGGTGGTGGCTATCGTGGTGAAGGCTGCGTCAGGCTACACGTCGTAACCGACTGGTTAGAGGGCGGACAAGAAGCCGCATGGGCTTTGATTGCCAAAATTCGTGCGGCCATGGAAAGCGTGGAGGGTGACAGCTTCCACGGCCTGCGTCTCACAGAAACTATCACCAACCATAACCACGAGGATATTCTTGAGAGTATTGAGGTGTATGCTGTGAAAGGTGTATTATAAGCAGCGTATCATTCAGGAAAAAGTCTGTCGGTCTCCATGCCGGCAGGCTTTTTTTGATGAAATATAAAAAAATATTATCCGTTTTGTTGTTTGTATCGAAATAATGATTATATTTGCAGCAGATAAAGCACTGAGGGAAAGGTGACCTGGCATTTGAGTCCTAACCGCCGCCCTCGGTGCTTTACTCTTTTATGTCGTTTACAGAATAGAGGAAATATGTAGTTCTTGGTTTCCCATTTGGTCTAAACCTTACCTCTTTCGCCACATTCAGTCTGACTTTTTTTCCATGTAATTCTGCCTCGTAATAATAGAACTGCTGAATATTATCCCTGCGCGGGTGTGTCAGTGCAGACGTATCAACAAAGGTGCTGTTTGCAAGAATCTTCCCTAAATCTTTTAAGTCCTCTTTCTCCAGCACCTTTGACCTGCCGAACGTATCTGAGAAGAGGTGCTTGTTGCCGTAGGTAGAGAAACCGACCTTAATCGTTCCATCTTCTATCGGCTTTTCATGCTTCACCTTAAGCAACGGTTCCATTTCATGCAAGTAATGTATGCGCTCAATGGCTCGCTCCGATTTTGTCTTATCCCCATAGCATTGTCTTACCAACCTGCACGCAGCACACAATTCATTCTCGGGCACAAAGGCGAGGGTTGTTTTCCCCTTAGCCAAGTCGCAGTCGTTGCAACGGCGTATGCTGTAGGGATTATAGTCGGGCATAGCCTTGCCCTGCTTGCCGGGATTGAAGCGGAACATGCCGCGCGTGTCGTTAGCCAAGGCCTCGGCACCACGCTTGTAGGCTTCCTCGTGCGGTGTTTCGGGATATTTCGTCTTGCGCACCTGCACCACCGTGCAACGGCAGTTCCAACCATTGGGCGGATAGTAGCTGTCCCAAAACGCATCGCTGAAAGGCAACGTCGTGCCGTTCAAGGCAGCGTGCTCGGGGCGTACATGATCATCACCGACAGTTCGATACTGTAGGTTGTAATGGTCACCGTCCTCGGCAAACTCCTCCCACTTGGCCGCCATATCTGCTGCGGCGTGGGTAAAGTTGTATTCTGCGCGCAGGTAATGTTCATTATAGGTTTTGTCCACCTTTTGAACGTCATTCAAAAAGCGTTCAAACGGCTTTTTATTACCCTGCTCATCGACCAAGGAAGGAAAGGCCTCATTGAGTTCGTGAAAAGTTTTGAGTCCGGAGAAGATATAGGTGGAATGCTCAAGGCTATGACGCATGGTACTACTCATCTTCGTCTGCTTGAACGCTGAATTCAACACATCGGCATGTGTTTCGATAAAGGCCTGCGCCTCCTTGGAGGTGATGATGTTTATATCAAGCGATGCTCCCTTCTGCCTAAAAAGGCCTTTCATCATCGACTTGAAAGCTGCACGAAGCTGTTCCTGTTGCTTCGGGTCTATCTTCTTTGCTGATAAAGCACAACGATGATCACTGGCGAGCAACGCTTCATAACGACTGTGCAGCCCCACATAGGCAGTGGGGCTTAGTCGAAAAAATCTTTTCCTAAAGATTTCCCTTTCTTTCCTTTTTCATGTTGTACCAATGAAGCTGGCATTGCTGCTTCGCGGCGGTCCCCCACGGGCATAGCATATTTCTCTGCGAAATATGCCGGGTCAACATCATAGCGGTCGGCAATCATCGTTTCGTAAGCCACCTGCTGCTCGGGCGTATAGTCAATGGCGTCGTTCCAATCGAAGCGGCAACCCGCGAGTGGGAACTTATGTGCCACCATGCGCGGCAGCAACTGGTTGTTGATGACATCGCGCAGCATATCGGCATCGCCCTCGACGAGGTTCTGAAGCACCTGCAGGTGCGTTTGACTCTGTGACAGCGAAGAACCGTCCTCGATGGTCATTGTCTGCCCGATTATGAGCTTCGATATTTCAGAGTTGGCCCGATTAACACGCTCGTTATACACATGATAGGCATCGGACTTCGTGGACTCGACGAATTCGAGTTCCGTATCAAGCGGCATCACGGCCGTCTGTGACGCACCCGCGTCAATGAGCATCCTGTGGAGTCGGTCTATCTCCTTCTTGTCACGCGAAGAGGTTTTTGCGATGCGCATGGGCATGCCGAAAATCTCGCCGAAGGTGTCCCAAAACGCGAGCATGTTCTTCTTCGGTATCGTGTGCAGCGTGGCTTTCAGGAGCAGGCCGAGGTCGTAAGGTTTGCCGGCCTCGATGAGCGAAGGGGCCACAGCCGGTGAATGGTAGTCTATGCCTGTACGCCAGTCCTGCCCGAGCTGCATGATGACGCGCCCGTATTCAGGAACAACGTGCTTGCGGGGAATGAGCCTCACGCAGTCGTAGGCCATCACCGGAGTGTCCGTACCGACGATATCGCCCAGCTCGATAAGCGAATGCCCCCAATAGACCGAGTCGAGCACATAGAGGCAAAAGTCCTTGAACCAAGAATGGTCGAAGTAGTCGAGCAGTTTGGGCTTGTCCTCTCCCTTGTCATCTACAATCTTGAATGACTTGGCCATGACGAAGCCCTCGCGCTGGCGAATACACCCTGACAGATGACCGTCGGCATCGGTGTCGCGGTAGATGTCGTAGAGCGGGCCACGGTTGGGGTTATCGATATTGATGGCTGCCTGCCATGCCCGCCGCCAGTCGGCGATATCCTTGCGCGTGAGGGCATCGGTGGTCTGCTGCAGCTGCATGATGACATGTTTTACGCGCGCCTTGTCATCATCCTTGGCAAGGTTGAAGGTGCCGTAAGGGGTGCGGAGTATGCGGTCGTTGTCACGGCCACGAAGTGAGGAAAAAATATCTTTGATGTTCATAGGAATTGCTTTAATGGATTCTTACCAGTTATGTCTGAGAGGCTTTTGCGAGTGCCACACTACGCCCGTCCCGGAAGGTTCGCCCGTGGCGGCATCTGTGGCCACGGGAAGCGCGGGAATAATCTTTCCCGCCTGTACACCCTCAAGCCATTTAATCGCCCGCTCGTAGCGTTCTTTTCTTATCTCACTGCCCATCTTTTGGGGCATGGCTGCCGTCATGTGGTAGAGTGCGATGTCGCAGGCATACATCACGATGAGCCGGTTGCGGTTATCACCTTCAGCTTTGAACGTGGCCTCGGTGTCGTATACAGGGCGCAGGTACCCAGCTATCTCCTCCATGGCCTCGCGCTCGGCACCTGCCCGGTTCTTGGCCGATGTCTGCGAAACAACTTTTAAAGCGGCTTCGCCGATTACTACCCGGTAGTCTTCATCTGTTACAAACATAAGCTACAATGTTATATATAATGCTTTACGTTCGATGTCGCCCGCGGTCATTCCTTTTCTGAATACCCCGCCTGCGACGAACTTTTTGATATCCTGTTTGGAAATGACTTCAAGTCTTCCCTTGATCATGATGACCATATACTTGCGGTGTGTGATGTGACGCAGATAGTCTGCTTTCCTGACTGCACGCTTGAACTTCCAAGCAAAAATGATGTCTTTGATTAATTTTTTCATTTTACCAACTATTTTTTGATGTTTGTCTTTTGCTGAATTGTGGTTGAAAACTTTCATGCCGTGTGGTGCGCTGCAACTGCCAGATTGCGCCTTCGTCTGCGTCGGGGGCATCGTCATTGCCGCTCATGCCCTTTTCAAAAGCAAGGGTCTGTGCTATGCCCGCCTGCATGTCCGGGTCATCCTTTTGCGAAATATCATAATAGACAAAACCGCGTTCCCAGAGCGGACTGATGGCCTCGACGCGCTGGAACTTGTCCGGCTTCTTGCGCTTGTCGCCCGTGATGGGTAGCTGATAGCCGCGCTGGGTGCCCTCTATCGTGAAATCATCAAGGATGATATCCTGCATGAAGCTGGCCTCCATCATGAAGCGGATAGAGATATTTTTTTCAAGACTCCACTCGTAAAGGTCGTAGCACCAGCGTACGAGTTCTGCCACAGATGCTTTCCTGACAAAGGCCCGCAAGTGCCACAGCTGTGACTTATACTTTCCCCACAGCTTCGCCGCCTTGGTATCATTTGTCTTCTTGCTTTTCCACGACGGGTCTATGTAGAGCACGAGTTCGTCAAAGTCGCGCCATGCCGGGCGCTTAGCATATTTTATCCATTCCTGCTTGAAGACCGTACCCTCGATGATGGGGTTGTGCATCATTTCCTTTTCCCATGCGCGGTAGCCTACGAATTCGGCATAAGTCCGTGCCTCCTCCTTCGTCCATTTTTCGCGCCATGTAGGGTTGCCCTCACCATCGACGGCCTTCACTTCTGACACATGTACACCTTTAGTCTTGCAGATGTCAGCCAGTACCGAGGTCTTTGAGATAAGGTTCCCCACCATAATGAACCGACCACGGCCCACATCAAGTGCACCGAAGAGGGCTTCCTTCACCCAGTCCGTCATCTCGCGCACGCGGCGAGGGTTACGACAAAGTTCATCATCATCGAGGTCGTCGATGACGATGTAATCGGGTCGAGCTTCACGCTTGCGAAGACCACGCGGTGACTGTCCACGCCCACACGCCAAGAAATGCACTCCGTCCTTAGTCGTGAACTCCCCTTCTGTCCAGTCACCCATTGACATCTGTTTTCCATAATCGGAGATGATACGCTTGTTGTATTGGAGCTCCGCCTGAATATCTCCTAACAAGCGGTTTGCGCTGTCCTCGGACTTGCCGACAACGACCATGAAGTCAATCAGGCGTTTAGGCTGGAACATCAGCCACAACGGTGTAAAAATGTCCATGTGCGTGGACTTGGCATGTCCTCTGGGCCATTTGAATACTGCTTTTAAATTAGGCGTGTTCTTCACTTTCAGTGCAGCAGCATTGTGAAAGGGTGCATTGTGTACGATGCGTACGACTTCCCCCGTAACCTTGTCACGCTGTTGTAGGAAATGCGGGAAATAATACTCGCAAAAGGCGGCATAGTCCTTTTGCAGTCTGCGGATACGCCGCTCTTTCTCAACGGCCGTCTCGCGGACGAGGCTCCGGGTATCGGTGATGCTCTGTATCTGCCGGCAGTGTTCCTGCCACTCCAGCTGCATCTGTTTGAGTTCTGCAATCGTAGCCATACTTGTTGTGTATTATAATGTAGACGGGTTCTGCATACGCTCCATGAGGAACTTGTTCTGATACTTATTAATCGCCTTGATGAGTTCGGGGGTAATCTCCGGGTCGTAGGAGGCCTGGTCCTGTATCCACCGGTTGAAAGCCATGAACACCTCTATAGCGTCGATGACGTTCGCCTTCTTATCAAGTTTCTCTATTGTTGATGAGAGCTTGGACAGCTTGTCAGCTAATGAACCGACAAGTGTAGGATCATTCGATTTGTTCACATTCTCTATCATTCCATCAATGGTGAGCAAGAGTTTGTTCACTAATTCAGGACGCGAGATATTCTTTGCGGCACGCGCTTCCTTCCACCCCTCCGTGTTGGCCCACCTGGAGACGGTGACGCGCGATACGTCTACTTTGTCGGCAATCTCATTCTGCTCCATTCCCGACAGATAGAGTGACCGGGCGAGCGATTTTTTCTTTTCAGTTTCTTTTGTCATTTCGCTATAATAATGTTTGAATTATGCCTGCAAAATTGGTCTAAAATATTGACACTTAAAAGAAAGTGTGCAATGCTTGCATACTATACTGCAATGCTTGCACTGTTATTTGCTCTGCTGTGGATTAACTTGTAATATTGCAGCATCAAATTTTACAAAACGATGGGAAAAAGAGTAAGAATTTCAAATGAAAGCCTGAACTGCTACGGCTTTCGCGTACTGACAGCAGGCATTGATGTGGAACAGTACAAGCGAAACCCCGTACTTTTATATATGCACGAGCGCGGCAATGTCGTTGGCTACGTGAAAGACCTGAAGGTGGAGAACGATGAGATAACGGGAGAATTGATGTTCGACTGCGCTTCGGAACAGAGTGAGCGCTGTCAGAAGCAGTTCGAGTTCGGCAGCCTTCGAATGGTCAGTGCAGGGCTTGAGATTATTGAGACCAGCGAAGACCCTGCCTTATTGGTACCGGGACAGACCCGCCCGACACTCACGAAGAGCAGCCTCTTCGAAGTCAGTGTGGCCGATATCGGGGCCAATGACGACGCTATCGTACTCGAAAAAGACGGAAAGCGAATAACTTTAAGTAAGGACGGAACCTGCGGGCTCCCCCTTATCAATCATAATAACAATCAAAACAAAAAAGACATGGAACAAAAAGTCATTGCCCTGCAGTTAGGGCTGCCGGAAACGGCAACAGAAAAAGAGATTAGCGAGAAGTTGGTCCAGCTGAATACCCTTCAGCAGGAGAACGAAACCCTGAAGGCGGAGAAACAGAAACTCAGCGAAGCACGTATTGTACAGCTGGTTGACACCGCTATCGCGGAGAAACGCCTTGACGCACAGCACAAGGAGCAGTTCGTGAAGCTCGGTGGACAAATTGGTGCAGAGGAATTGGAAAAGACCCTTCAGGCCATGAAGCCACAGGTGAAGCTGTCGGCGATGCTGGGCCATCACGGCGGTGCACCCGAACCGGCCGGCGAAAAGACTTACACGAAACTCAGCGAGGTACCGGCTGACGAACTTGTGAAGCTGCGTGCCGAGAATGTGGAGGAGTATAAGAAGCTCTACGAGGCCGAGTACGGCATGAAATGCGAACTTTGAAAGGCAAAGAAATAAAAGTAAGAAAGTAAAAGTAAAAAATGAGTAATATGAAGAGATTAGTTATGAAATTGATGATTGCATTGCTGGTCAATGTGATTGTCGGAGGTTTGATAGCCTTAGCTGTAGGCGTTGCACCTTGGATTGGCGCGGTGGGATTGAATGTGATTGCCATAGCTATAGGTGCATGTCTGCCGAAAGACGTGCTGCGTGCAGGTGTCTTCACCGAAATTTGGACGGGCGAGTTGGTAAAGTCGCTCCGCGGTGGATTGGAAGGCTCATGGCTGGATGGTGTACCCGATCAGAGTTCTATTGTCGATAACGACGTGATACACTTGGTTGATGTAGGTGTAGACCCCGATGTGCTCATCGATAACACGACCTACCCGATTCCTCTGCAGGCGCTTGACGATGCGGACATACCCGTGAAGCTGAGCAAGTTTCAGACCAAGGTAACGCCGATTACCGACGATGAGCTCTATGCGGCAAGTTACGACAAGATAGCGCGCGTAAAGGAAGGTCACAGCAATTCGATAAATGATGGGAAGTTCACCAAAGCGGCTCATGCGTTGTGCGCTCAGAAGAACACCGCCAAAACGCCTGTATTGACAACAACCGGTGAACGTGATGCGGAAACCGGTCGCCTCCGTCTATCCCCCAATGATCTCGTGGCAATGAAAAAGGCACTGGATAAACTACTGGTACCTTCAAGCAACCGCCGCCTCGTGCTTTGCCCCGATCATGTGAACGACCTATTGCTCGCCAGTCAGAACTTCCGCGAGCAGTACAACATCGACCGTGCCACAGGCAAGGTAGGTAAGCTCTACGGCTTTGACATCTTTGAGTATGCCAACACACCACTCTATACAAAAGGCGGCGAGAAGAAGAATTTAGGAACAACGGCAGATGAAGGCGAATTCCAATGCTCATTTGCATTCTACACTCCACGTGTGTTCAAGGCCACCGGTTCAACCAAGATGTATTACAGCGAGGCTACAACCGACCCGCAGAACCAAAGGTCGTTAATCAACTTCCGGCATTACTTCCTTTGCATGCCGAAGAAGACAGATGCTGGTGTCGTAATAGTAAGTGGCTATAAGAAGAATCCATAATGAGTAAACCGATGCGATATCTCGTCATTCACTGCACGGCTACCCCGGAAGGGCGTGAGGTGAGCGCGGACGAAATCCGTCGCTGGCACACTGCGCCCATCAGTCAGGGTGGTCGTGGCTGGAAGCAGGTGGGCTACACGGATATGGTGCACCTTGACGGCCGCGTGGAACGATTGGTGGATAACAACGAGGATGCGCAGGTTGACCCGTGGGAAGTGACCAATGGTGCTGCAGGCTATAACAGCATGAGCCGACATATTGTGTATGTGGGTGGCTGTGACAAGGCAGGGAAACCTAAGGACACGCGCACCGAGGCACAGCGTGAGGCATTGAAACGCTATGTGGAGGACTTTCACGCGCGGTTCCCGCAGGTGAAGATTGTGGGTCATCATGAATTGAATCCTGGCAAGGCGTGCCCAAGTTTCGATGTTCCAACTTGGCTGCGCTCGATAGGTATCCGACAAGTTTAACGATAAAAACCAACGACAATGGCAGAGACTATATTCCAAATTCTGCAATGGGCTCTCCCCGCGGGCAGTATCGGTGCTGCCATTGCGTGGATTGCGAACCGCCGTTTAAGGACGGTGGAAGAGAAGAAGAAAGTAGAAGACACCTACAAGCAAATGTATGACATGGTGAGTGCAGAGCTTGTAGGTCTCCATAAACAAAACCGCATCAATTATGAAAAGATGGAAGAACTGCGTGGCGAGAACGACAAGACACGCCGCGCCCTCAACCGCCTCTCGCGGGCTATCGAGGCCATTCAGCTATGTCCTCATCGCGTTAACTGTCCTGTCAGCAGTGAGCTGTCGCTCAGTGAAGACGGCGACAAGGGAAAGCCTCACCGCGGAAAGTTACGCACAGAAGGAAACGACACGGCAGATGGCCAGCATCGCACGGTGGCAGCAGCAGGTAATGGTGCCCGAGTCGCGGGTGACGCTAAGCGTGGCTGAAGATAGTCTGTCACGATTACCAGCAGGTGCAGGCTACACCGCTCGCAAAGGACAGGCACACGTGAAAGTGAGCCGTCGCCCCTCAGCAGACAAGGAAAGCCCTGCGCAAATCATCATCGAGGCGGGATGTGATAGTTTGGAAGTGCAGTGCGCACGCTATGAGCAGCGCATCGAAACGTTGCGACAGCAAATTCAGACGCAGCACAAGCGGCGTTCAAACACTGCTCAAATGCAAAAAGAAACGCATTTCAATGACCTTCGAATGCTCTTCTTCGCCTATGTGGCTGGGGTGGCGACCAGCATAGTATTAATTTTAATCACAAAGAAAAGAATATGGCAAAAAGTGTTTTAGACGGAACCAACCTCATCCTGAGCGTTGACGGCAAGGCCCTCGGTTTTTCAACAGGCTGCAAGGTAAGCACATCGACCGAGACAGGTGAGCGTGTGACCAAGGAAGCCGCAAGCGGCAAGTGGAAGGAAAAGTATGTGAAGAGTTTTTCGGAGAGTATCTCGGCCGACGGCTGCGTGCTCACGGATGGTGACGATGACATGCCTACCTACGATCAGCTGAAAGAGAAAATGTTAGCAGGCGAACCCATTGATGCCGCCTATGGGTTGCGCGATGGTGATAAACGCACAGGCAAGTCAGCTGGCGGTTACAAGGGCAAGTATATCATCACATCGCTTGAGCTTGAAGGTCAGGCCGGCGACGACGGCAAGTATAGCCTGAACTTGGAGAACTGCGGAAAGGTGGAGAAACTGGGAACAGGTCTCACTGAAGCTTCACCTGCTGCAAGGTCTGCCGCAAGTGGTCATTAAATCAGATAGCAGATATAAATAAGGTATATGAAACAGCTACAGAAATTGAAGGTAGGCGGACGGGAATATCCCTGCCGCGTGACCATGGGCGCGATGGTACGCTTTAAGCGCGCCACAGGCAAAGATGTGAGCCAGCTCAATCAGAGCGACATCAGTGAGCTTGTGCAGTTCATCTATTGCTGTGTGCAGAGTGCGTGCAAGGCTGACGATGTGGCGTTCGACGTAGACTCCGAAACGTTTGCCGACCTGCTCGAGCCCGACAGCCTCAATAGCTTCTATGCACAGATAGGCGATGCCGAAAAAAAAACGACGCTGAAGGCTCGGGCGTAAGCATTGAAGAGCTGCAAGGTATTGCGTTGGGGTGCATGGGAATGAGTTTGAATGACTTCTGCCGGTGCACCCCTTCCGAGTTCCAAGCAGCATGGCAGGCGTGGCATGAATGGCATGAGAACGAGCAGCGTGGTGAATGGGAACGCTTACGCATGGCTTGCCTCTGTATGCTGCAACCCTACAGCAAGAATACGCTCTCGCCCCGTGATGTGATGCAGTTCCCGTGGGAGGAAGAAGCGAAAAAGCCACAAGAAGAAATCAGCAATGAGGAATTGAAGCGGCGCTATAGGGAAGCTAAGGCGGTCGCAGGATTGAAATAAAAAAGATTATAAAGCAACAAAACGAAAGGAATACCAATGGCAAAGGCCGTAGAATTTCAAATAAAACTCAAGAGCGTTGATGGTGGGGTGCTGAAAAACCTCACTGTGGAAGCGACCAACTTTGAAGATGTGTTGTCGCAAGTGAGCGAAACAGCTCGCCAAAGCGGTGAGCAGCTCAAAGCCATGGCATCGAAGAGTTTGCTGTTGGAGAATGCCACAGGGGCTATCGATCAGCTACGCGGCATGATAAAAGATGCTGCCGAACCTTTCAATAGTTTTGAAACGGCCATGCAGGGTGCCAATACCATGGCGGGCAAGGGTGGTGAGGACTTTGATGCACTGAAGGATAAGATTGTAGAACTGAGCAAGAATATCCCACTTGCCCGCGAACAATTGGCCGATGGCCTTTATCAAACCATTTCAAATGGTGTACCCGAAGACAACTGGATAGCCTTTTTGGAGCAATCAAGTAAGGCTGCCGTGGGTGGTATCGCTGACCTTGGGCAAACAGTGACCGTCACTTCAACCCTCATTAAGAATTACGGACTAAGCTGGAATCAGGCAGGAGCCATCCAGGACAAAATACAGATGACGGCCAAGAATGGTGTGACGAGCTTTGAACAATTAGGCCAGGCTTTACCCCGCGTGAGTGGAAGTGCTTCACAATTGGGTGTGTCAATGGACGAGTTGATGGCTGTCTTTGCCACGACAACAGGTGTAACGGGTAACACAGCCGAAGTTTCAACGCAGTTGGCTGCCGTATTGAATGCCTTAATCAAGCCCTCTTCCGAAGCCACACAGGCAGCCGAAGCGATGGGCATAGGGTTCAATGCTGCCAGTGTAAAGGCTGCTGGTGGTCTGCAAAATTTTTTAGTGGGCTTGGATGCCAGCATCAGTCAGTATTCGGCCAAGACGGGACAACTGAAAGAAACCATCTACGGGCAACTCTTTGGCAGCGCCGAGGCCTTGCGTGTGTTAGGCTCATTGACAGGCGAACAGAAAGACAAGTTTGCCGAGAACATTCAGGCAATGAGTGATTCGGCAGGCACTATTGACGAGGCCTATGAGCGTATGGCGAGTACAGGTGAGAGTACAAACCAGATGATTAAGAACCAAGTGCAGTCTATGCTTGATTGGGCTGGGAGTATTGCCAGCAGTTCTGCTCCTTATATGGAATGGATAGCCAACACGGGATTGGCTATGATGGCAATGGTACAATTAAAAACAGGTATCTCGGCTGTTATTGGTGGACTGCGAGCGTTGGATATAGCCACCAAGGCGCATGTAGCACTATCGAAGGTTGTTGTGGTGGCCACCAATGCTTGGAAGGTGGTACAGACAGCCCTGAATGTAGTCTTTTCTATGAATCCAATCAGTCTTGTTGTATTGGCTGTTGCAGCTTTTATCGCTATCCTCTATGAAGCTTACGAGAACTGCGAAGGTTTCCGCAAAATATGCGACAAGGTATGGGCTGCAGTCAAAGATATAGCTACTGCTGTTTGGGATTACTTGGTAAAGGCTTTTGAGAAAGTGAGTACCGTTGTTAAGGCTGCATGGGAATGGGTAAAGAAGTTTTTCGGCATCAGTGATGGCAAAGACATAGAAAAAAAGACGAAGGCTGTCAAGGAGAACACCAAGGCGCAGAAGGAAAATGCACTTGCCGCTCTCATGGCCAATCGTGCACAAAACGGCGGGAAAGCAAAGAAAAGCAAGAAAACCAGCGAAGACCGCTATAGTGGCAAACATCTCATCGCGAATGCCAGCAGCTACAAAGAACTCGGGAACAATATTCAATTCTATCAAAACAAGCTCGAGACAACCAAGGCATCAGAAAAGAAAACGCTTGCTCTCTATGCCGAAAAGATTGCCTTGCTACAACAACAGCAGCAAGCCATCAAGGCTGTAGAGGAACAGGCAGCACGACCAAAGGAGCTCAAGACGTTAGAAGATATCGACAAGGCTATCAGCTATCAACAGGACTTGCGCAACAAGGCAACCTTAGACCAGGTGGCGGGTATCGATGAAGAGATAGCACGTTTGAACGACCTTAAAACAGCGTTCGAACAGCATGCACACAGCAAGGTGGGCGTGGAACAAATCAAAACATATAAGCAGCTGGATGATGAACTGCAATATTATTCGGGCTTACTCAAAACAGCCACCGACACCGAGCGCGTGCAAATACAGCAGCAGATAAATGCGCTTGGCGATTTGAAAAAGCAGTGGGATGACACGCTGGCTGCCCTGAAAGTGCCTGAAGATATCACACGGCTCAACACAATAGAAAAGTTAGACGAGGCCGTCAGCTATTATCAGGCTCAGCAAAAGAAGGCTTCAGGCGAAGAAATTAGTAACATCGGGGAAACCATCACCGCATTAGAACAGAAGCGCGAAGCCTTGAACCGCTTGACACGTCTACCCGATATACAAAATGAAATGGCGCACCTCGAAGGCTTGGAGGGTCACGAGCTGAAGATGGAACTCAAGGTGGTGGGGCTCGATGGCGTGAAAAAGCGCATTAAGGAATTGCAGGACATGCTTCGCGACACGAAGCATCCGCTTGATAAAAACCAGCGCAAAGAGGTTGAAAAACTCATCGGCTCATATGGACAATATGAAAAGGTGCTGCGCAAGAGCGATGTGCATCTGACTGACCTATGGGGTAACACGAAAGGTGTAGCCGGTGGCATTACGTCGATGACCAACGCCCTTGAAGGTGGACGCAATGCGTGGGAAACACTCACGGGCGTGGTAGATGGCGCCATACAAATCTTTCAGAGCATTGCTGGCATCGTGAACATCATCAAGGTGCTGACGGGTGCCACACAGGCCAGCGCCGCAGCAAGTGGCGTGAAAGCTTCGGCTACAGCGACAGAAACGGCGGCTACGACGACGCACACCGCCGCAACAGCCGCCGACACAGCTGCAACAATTACCAACACTGCTGCTAAAAGTGGTGAAGCCATTGCCAGTGCTACGGCCAGCGGCGCCAGCATGCCGTTCCCCTATAACATCGTTGCCATAGCCGCGGGTGTGGCTGCGGTGGTGGCCGCATTGGCCTCTATCAGTGGTGCATTTGCCAATGGTGGCATTGTGGGCGGCTCATCGCCAAGCGGCGACAAATTATTGGCACGCGTGAACTCGGGTGAAATGATACTCAACGGGGCGCAACAGAGCCGTCTCTTCAACTTCATCAATGGCGTTACGCCTTTTGCCGACGGTGGCATCGTTTATGGACCAACACTCTCTATCATGGGCGAATATGCCGGGGCAAGGTCAAATCCTGAGGTAATTGCACCGCTGAATAAACTAAAATCGATTATCGGTGATGGTGGTAATGGTGGTGGACGCTTGGAGGCGCGCCTACGCGGACGTGATATTGTGCTGGCAATGGCTAACGAAACACGTATTAGTAGACGGAAAACAAATATCAAATTGTAAAAATGTATATACACGGACAATTTTATAATGAAAAGAACGAGCGCATCGAGGTGCACATTCTCATTCGAGGTGATCGTACAAATGAAGTTGAAATCGGAACCAAGGGTTGCGGCATCAACTGGACGGATGACCCCGTGGAGATGGAAAGCCAGGTGAGCGATACGTTCGATGTGCTGCTCAAATATCAGGCTACCATACGACTGCTGGTGAAGAATTTCATTCCCGACCTGTTTTGTGCTTCCTGCCGTGATGCTGTAGTAAATATCTATCGTGAGGGAGAATGTATTTTTGCCGGTTTTATCGAACCGCAGACCTATTCACAACCTTACAATGAGGAAGAAGATGAAATCGAACTCAGCTGTATCGACGTACTAACAGCCCTGCAATATGGAAAGTACCGAAATGTCGGCGTGCAGGGTATCACCTATAAGGAGGTGAAAGAGAATGCTGGACAGCGCAGTTTCTTAGATATTATCCGCGAGTTGCTGTCAGGCCTGTCGAATAATCTTGATATTCTTGGGAAGCAAAGCCTGGCTTGTTATTATGACGGCAGTATCGGAATGAATAAATCGGAGCCTACATTCAATATTTTCTCACAGATAGGCATTCATGAGCTGTTGTTCCTCTCTGATAATGAAGATAATGTGTGGACGGTAGAAGAGGTGCTGACTGAACTGCTGAAGTATCTTAACCTGCACATCGTACAGCAGGGATTTTCTTTCTATGTATTTTCATGGGAAAGCATAAAAAAGGCAGAAAATATTGAATGGAAAGACCTTTACAGCAACAAGTCTCTAACTACACCTCACAGACTGATAGGGATAACGACAGATAAGGCGGTAGGTACGGATACCACTATCAGTGTTGGCGAAATCTATAATCAGCTGCTATTAACCTGTAAGGTGGAGAAGATGGAGAGTCTTGTCGAAAGTCCATTAAAAGAAAATGAATTGGGGAGCTATTTCACGGCGCGTCAAAAATACATGTCAGAACTGATCAGCTTAGGCGATGGCAAACGAGCTTTGAGAGGCTTTTATGAAATGGTATTCAATGGTGATACAGATTATGATGATGGTAGTATTGTAGATTGGTATGTGTGGATAAAGCGGCATCCTGAGTGGAAATTTCTGATGCATGATAATATAGCCAATGCTGATAAAGACCTTAATAGCTATTTCGGGCGAGATGGCAAGAATCAACATGCAATGTTGCAATGGCTCGGTAAGCATCTTGGAGCAGGGCTTGTTTCTTATGGCAAGGTGGAGCGGGCTATGGCAAGGAAAGATAACAGCCCCGTGTCGAAAATCAATATGGAGACTGTACTTGTGCTGTCAGTGAATGGTAATGGGAAGAATAGCTCCTCGGAAGCTTATCCGAATGTGGAAGCCCTTCGTGAGGCTATTCCTTATGCAACTTATGAGGGGCAGCATTCTGGTGGTGTGTTTTCTCCTGTCGATGAGGAGACTATAAATTACATTGTATTTTCAGGAAAAATGCTACTAAACCCAATTATGGAAGTAACAGGTAGATATAATGATCTCAGAACAAAGGAGTGGATATTAATGCCATTTGCAGACAAGGCGTCTGATAGTAAGGTCCCAATTAATATTGTAAAGAACAAGTCGAAAGATAAGTGCTATTATACACGCCTATTTTGGAAGCAACAAGTGTCTGATCCGCGACAAAATGAAGAAGCACTATGGGATAAAGAAGGTGATTCGGGATGGTACCCATTTACGGATACAGCACCTGAAGAGTACGAGTTTAAATATAGTAGCGTGGGTGACGGAACCGACAAAATCAGCAAAGTAGGACTCGTAGCCTGTATGCTTATTATCGGTGATAAATGCGTTGTTGAGACAGGGAGCGGCTCACAGATGGAAGATTTTGAGTGGCGTAAATACAAAGAACGCTCGGAATGCAGCAGTGATGATGAATACTACGCGCAGAGTTTTACTATTGGATTTGACCCCAAGATTGGTGACAAGTTAGTTGGTCACGAGTATGACCTGCAGAATAACATCAGCTGGAAGCATGGCGTAGACAGTGAAGGCATGGCTATACCTATTCGGAAACGCGACCACATTGCTGGTGCTGTAAGGTTTATCGTCCTTGGGCCGGTGAATGTGCTTTGGAGTGATATCACACGCCGCCATCCTACATTCTTCAGACACACAAAGTGGACCGAAGATGCCATTCCACTGCTGGCACACGTGAGTTCAATACAGATAAAGTCTTTTGAAGTGAAGGTGGTGAGTGACAATGGAAAGACGGAACTACTCGGCGATGATCACGACATCGTATATATGAGTGCTGCGCAGAGTTCATTTTGCAACCGCAAGGATGACCTTGAGTTCAAGGTTACCTCTGCCCTGACGCATGACGAATGCATGCAGATAGGCGTTAAGAATACCCTTTGCCTTTCTACTCCTGTAGACGTTACCAGCGGTGATGGTATACTTATATTGTATAATCGGTTAACCGATAGTATCGCCAAACCCGAACAGCTCTATGTGAACAGTTACTATCAGGAATATCATGCGCCCCGGGTGATCATGACACAGCACATGACGGATATCCGCGGAGGGTTTGTAGACCCGTTTGCGCACTATAGGCATAATTATCTAAACAAGAACTTCTTTGTGCAGGGCATCAGCAGAAACCTTGCAGAGGGAACGGCAGAACTGACATTAAAGGAAATAGACAGCAATGATTGATATCAAGATGTTTGCCCGAAAGCGGGCTGAGGGAACCGACAGGGTGGCAGCACGACGTCCTGGACACAGAGTGACGACGTGCGGCATGCACTGTCGGCAGACAAGGCTACGTTTGCAGAACAAGCAGACAAGGCTCTGCAGGCAAACGATGCAGCCCGGGCTGCCTATGCCGATAAAGCACGGGCTTTGGCGGAGGACAGCCCTGCATACGATGAGTTCCTGCGCAAGGATAAGGAAGATACAGCCAAGGAATTGATAAATTTCCTCAAGGGCATCACCATCGGCGATATTAAAATCAGCTATGATGAGACGAGTGGCGCACTTTCGCTGACACGTATTTCGGATACAAGTAAGGCAGCAGGGCTGTATGCTACAGGTGGATTGACGGCATTCGGTGCAGGCTCCGCGCAAGGTAGTGGTAGCGAAAGTGGCGGCACAAGCTATGAGCGCCTGGACCGTTGGAGCGATTACACTACTGCAAAAGCAGCAGCCGTCCTCTCTGCATTTTTGGGCAATGACCTTAACGAGCGATTGAAGAAAGTTGAGGGAGGTGCATTGACCTCGGTGGACTGGTCGATTATCAGGAACAAACCTACCTCAATGCCCGCCAGCGATGTACCTGCCTGGGCCAAGGCAGCGACGAAGCCCTCGTATGCCTGGAATGAAATAACAGGTAAGCCGAATGAGTTCAATCCGTCTACACATTCGCACTCTTTTGCATCTCTATTGAATAAGCCTACGACTCTGCAGGGGTACGGCATTACAGATGCTGCAAGCATATCGCATACGCACGCTTTCTCGCAGCTGCGAGATAAGCCTACAACCATTGACGGTTATGGTATTGTTGATACATTCAAGACGTACAGAGAAGTCAATTTTGCACCTGAGGTGTCGGGCTATTATGCTGTGATGACTACAAAGAGCGGAATTGGCGATGATTGGAGACATATCATTTCGATGGACTGGTCTAAAAATGACAGCGTGAACTGGATTAGTCAACTCGCACTCCCTACGCAGCGAAATGAAAGCGTATATTATCGTAAGAATGAAGCTGATGGCAAGCAAATCAAAGATGCGAAGTGGATAAAAATATGGGACGAAAAGAACCTAACGAAACTCTCACAATTAACAGATGATATTGTATCAGGCAAGTATCTACCACTTAATAGTAACGCTGTATCTGCAACGAAATTAAAGGATAGCCGGCTACTATGGGGACAAAATTTCGACGGGACTGGAAATATCGATGGGATGCTTACTGTCAAGCATAGTGGCTTTTCTGGTGTTAAGTTGACATCCACAGGTGATGAGAGTTCTTACAGGTGTCAATGTGCGAGTGGAAACGAGTGGGTGTTCGGTGGTTATCCGACGAGGTTCTTTTTGTGGAATAATGTAGCGAAGCATGTTTTCAGCATCTTGAATAACGGCAATGTTGTTGTCGGAGATACTGAAAAAGATTCGCCTTACAAACTGAATATAAAAGGCACTGCACGAATTGCCGACCGAATACTACTTTCTGGTACAGAAAATTGTGATATTAAAACAATAACAAATAACAATAGTGCAATAAAGAATACTGTTGTTACAGCTGCTGCAATCCGACATGCGCTTGATTTTGCGTGGTATGGCACGCACTATCAGATAGGTAATATTCGCGGAGGTGCTGACAACAGCCTTGGTTTCGGTATTACAAAAGATAGCAGCACCCTCATTGCTCGCTTCCACGAAAGTGGTAGCGAAATCTATGGCAATCTCACCATTGACGGATATTTAAGTCTTGCGAATAATATAGGGCTTAACTTAAGAGATAAAGAGGGACATAATCAACGTGCGCTATTTATCTCTAATTCTAATGTCGTTTATTTCGGTTGTAACGACCGACCACTTTACACGCTTTTTGTAGGTAGTGAGTTACATTTTAACGTGTATAATAGCGGTTGGCAGGACGCACTTGTTATAACTCCTGACCGGAATGCAACTTTTTCAGGTAATGTGTTAGCGCAGGGTGGCGTAACAGCTTACACAACGTCAGATGGGCGTTTGAAAACAAACATCAAGCAGGTTGATAGTATGCGGATAATCCGCAGTCTTGGCGGTACCTGGCAGTTCGATTACAAGGACACGGGCGAGCACAGCATAGGTTTTATTGCGCAGAGCGTGAAAGATAGTGCACTCAAGAGTATGGTCTGTACGAATGCAGACGGTTACTTGAAGCTTAACTATCTTGACACGAGACTTATTGCACTCGCGCTTGGGGCAGCTGTACAAGTTGATGATAAAGTTGAGAGATTAAAAAAACGGATAAGAGAACTTGAAAACGAAGTCGAACTTTTAAAACATAATTAGCATGAAGAGATTAATAAAGTGGTTAGCCGAGGAGTTTGGTGTGTGCACGGTAAAGACGATAGTCAAGACTGTGACAGTAGAAAAAGAAGTCTTAAGACACTTTATCCCCAAGGCTGGAACGATTGAAGGCGATTTAATCGTTGAGGGCGACCTGCTCGTCAAGGGCTCGCTCATCGTAACTGGCAGCGTGACTTGTTATAAAGAGAAAGGAGGCCCGGCATGAGTATCATTAATGGTATCATACAAGCCCCTGTCAGCATCGCAGATGTGAAGACTGCACTCGGCGAAACGAGTAACGACCTTGCAGCACTTTGCAGGAGCGACAAAATCAATATGTGGGCAAAGTTTAAGCCCGTGGAACTGAATAAACCCTTTACCTCTGACGAATTTGATTTTGAAAATAATCGTTGGCGTGACAATGCAACGTGGTTCAAGGGAGCGGACTTTGAGGGTGTCGGGATATGCGGTATAAAAATCGCGCATAGTAACACTTTACAAAGCTTGACAGAATTATACGATAAAGGCTTGGGCAGCTGGTCGCGTGTAAAAGTAGGCTCTACTTTTGCATGCCCTTATCGGCTGTCTGATTTCATAGGCTACAAGCATGCTGCAACTACACCTTTTAAAAGGCCTTCTATTATGGTTGAAGGGACAAAAAACGGCAGTATTACTGCTATTATGATGATTAAAGATGTTAGTATTGATTATGAACTTAATATATATAATATAGGTATATTAGCAGAAACATATTTCGGGGTAGCCTTAAAAAATGAATCAGGACAAATTGTTTGTTTTAAGACTTCTAACGAGCCCTTGAAATCAGGAAATGCAAGCGTAGATATAGAAGATGCAAATTTGGATTTAGGAGTTTACAAAGCTTATGCATTCTTAAGTTCTGTACCACTTGCATTAAATAGACCTCCTGTGAAAGCTATTTACTACACAATTCACGGATTTAGTGCTTCTGAAACTAAAGTTACATCTAATCAATATGATGTTGAAAAATATTATGTTATACAGGCATTTGAGACAATTAAAGGAGAAATTTGTGTAAAAATAAAAATCGATAAATCTTATCCTGGGGATTCGAGAAACAATTTTTATGTTATGTTGAGATTCTCTTCTACAGAAATGGATTCTCCGATGATAAAAGGGGAACAAGCATATAATTTCGAGCATGTCAATCCTGGCGAAACATATACTCATTTTTTTAATGGTATACAAACAGGCCAAAGATATCGATTAGAATACATTTTTATGGGAAAGACCGATCATGTCCCTGTCAAAATGATTGACTTAAATGATAACTTAGAGACAACTTAAATTAGTAACAATAAACATACACAAACTATGGAAGTAAAAGTAAAAGTAAAAGCAATTGCCGGCTTCAAGGCAAGTGTCGAAGCAGTAGGCGCAAGTACAACTATTAAGGCGGTCGTTTCTGTTGAAAGCGATAAGTATGCAAATATCGAAAATGGCAGCGTTTGCAGTAACGAAGATACAAACAAACAGCTCGCAACTTTCGCGCATTTCGGAGGTATCAACATCAGTTATCTTACAACTGACGAAGACGAAATCATTGCAGCTATTACAGATGTTACAAAATTTGTAAAGTATTGCAAGGCAAATGCTGCGAAGCTTGGTACTATCAGTGCAGAAGATGCTAAAGAAAAGTAAATAACAAAGTAATTAAGTAAGAATTAAAGTAAATATGAAAGTAAAAACGATAAAGGCAGTTGAAGCCTACAGAGCGCTAAAGACGTTGAAAGTAAGCGGCATGTGCGATGAAGCGATGCTCGCTGTGTGGAAGAACCTCAAAGCGTTGCGTCCTGTCTCGGAGACTTACGACAAAGACATCGAGGAGGTGCGCGCGACTCTTCAAGATGCCGAGTTTGAGAAGATGCAGCAGCGTGTGAAAGAGGCGCAGGAAGTTGAGCGACGAGCAAAGGAAGAGGTGCGTGGGATGACTGCTGCTGAAAAATGCGAAATAGCTGAAATAAACGCTTGGTTCGCTGCATGGAACAAGAAAGGTCAGGAGTATTTCAAGTCGTTATCAGAAAAAGTGGTCGAAGTAGATATCAACCCGCTTGACGCTGCAGAACTCCTCAAAGCATTCAAAGGTTCGGAAAGAACATTTGAAGATGCAGAAAAACTTGATTGGCTTACAATGTAGTATATAG